GGACCGCAAGGACCGCAAGGGATACAGGGATTAACTGGACCAACAGGACCGCAAGGACCGCAAGGGATACAGGGATTAACAGGAGCAACAGGACCGCAAGGGATACAGGGTGATACAGGAGCAACTGGACCGCAAGGACCGCAAGGGATAAAGGGTGATACAGGAGCAACTGGACCGCAAGGACCGCAAGGAATACAAGGTGATACTGGAGCAACTGGAGCAACAGGAGCAACTGGAGCAACTGGAGCAACTGGAGCAACAGGAGCGACAGGACCGCAAGGGATACAGGGGATACAGGGAATACAGGGTGATACTGGAGCAACAGGAGCGACAGGACCAACTGGACCGCAGGGGATACAGGGAATACAGGGTAATACTGGACCAACTGGACCAACTGGACCGCAGGGAGTTCCAGGAACTCCAGCACCTACAGGGACATTTGTCACACTAGCTACCGACCAAACAATTTCTGGGAACAAAACATTCACAGGGACTACAGATATAAATGGACCATTTAACATAACGACAAATATTACAGCAAATAAAGCAAGTTTTGATATAACAAACACTGGAGGAACTATGGTTTTAAATCCAACAGGCGACTTTCAAATACAAAGAGCAGGTGTTTCAAAACTTACAGCCACCACAAACGATACATATATTCAAACCACTCTAATTGGTTCTATATACGCAGAAGTTGCGGGAGTTAATAAAATATCGGTTAATGACACATCTACCACTCTCACAAATACAACAATCAACTTACAAGATGCTACGCCTACCACCCGCTTTTCACAGAATAACGGGACAACAACAATAAACAATACGACTACTAATATTCAGTCAGGCGGGACGAACAAGATTGAAACCACTGGAACAACTACCACACTCAACAATGATACGACCAATATTCAATCTGGAGGATTTAATAAAATAACCACAAACTCAACAAATACAACTATCTCTGCTGATACACAAATATCTTTAAACGCTGGAACTTCTACTACGACAATGACTACTGCTACTTACGATAGTAATTTCTTGACACAACAATTATTTTCAGTGAATAGTAATCAAAAATTACAATTACAGGCAACTAATACAAACCTCAATAATACGACTACGAGCATACAATCTGGCGGGACAACTAAAATCCAAGTAGGAGCAACAAATACGACACTTAATAATACTACGAACGAACTTCAATCAGGAGGGACAGCGAAAATAACTACTAACGCAACTACAACAACTCTCACAAATACAACAATCAACTTACAAGATGAAACGCCGACCACCCGCTTTTCACAGAATAACGGAACGACAACAATAACAAATACCAATATCGGGACAAATGGAATACTCACACAGACAGGTTCGGCAACATTGAAAGGCACAACTATTACATAACAAGATGCTACTCCTACTACTCGTTTCTTACAGAATAACGGAACGACAACAATAACAAATACGAATATCGGGACAAATGGAATACTTACACAGACAGGCAATTTTACAGCAAAGGGGACTACAATTACATTACAAGATGCTACTCCTACTACTCGTTTCTTACAAAACGACGGGCAGACGACCATCACCAATACGAATATCGGGACAAATGGAATACTCACACAGACAGGGTCGGCAACATTGAAAGGAACGACGATTACATTACAAGATGCTACTCCTACTACGAAATACTTACAAACCTCAACACAGACCACTCTAACCAATACGGATATTGCTACAAACGGCATACTCTCACATACAGGTAATTTTACAGCGTCTGGGACAACTATTAGATTACGGGACGAAACTCCTACAATTAGATTTTCACAGATTAACGGAGTGTCATCAATCATAAATGATGAAATCAATTTAGCGTTTGATTCATTCACAACCAAATATAAACAAACATCTACAGCGACCACTCTTACGAATGCGACGATTACTTTAAAGGACCAAACAGGAGGAACGGGGTTCTCACAGACCGACTCAACAACTACTATCACAAACGAAAATATTAACTTGAACGCATTAGGATTAAGTGATAAGATTACATTGTCAGGAGGGGGTTCTTCAGGAGTAATTGGAGTAGATATAGGTAGCACTGGTGTTTCACAACTATCAGGAAACGACGATTTATATTTAAGAGGGGGAAGTGATATATTTCTACAAGTTCCATTTGGTTCAACAAGGGCGACTATAACAAGCGGAACTACAACATTGTCTAACACAACAAGTTTAACAACTAACCACCCGACAACCACAATTCAGTCAGCGAGTGTGACAAAACAATCTATCACTGGAACAACAACTAACATAAGTAATGAAACAATCAACTTACAAGATTCTACGCCAACAACCCACTTCACCCAGTCAAATGTCAATACGACTATCAATAATGCGGGTATAAATATTCAGGTAGATGGAGTCAATAAAATTGTATGCTCCACAGACAATGTCGCAATGAACGCCGAACTTGGAACAGAAGGATATTATCTTGGGACAAGCGGAGCAAAGACATTTCCATTAGTATCTTTTGCTATATCCTTGTATCCAGCAACTTATAACACAACCGCATCACAATTATTACTCGGCTATCCAGATGCTAATAGTGCGGAGAGAAATAATAACATAAGGCTTCCATATAGAGCAAGAGTTGTTGGGATTTCTATGTCAGGAGATACGGACGCTCACTCAGCAGTGGATTTAACACTAACAATTGGAAATGCCCTCGCAGGAGCAGTTACCCGTTATTTTAGACTAACAGGTTCGTTAGCAGCGAACGCTCTACAAAATAATAGTGCTATGGCGAATATAAATGGAACAGGCAATAATATTACTTCTATCACAATAGTTAATGATGTGGAAATACCAATTGGAACAAGAATATATTTTTACGCAGAGACTACCGCAAACTTTAATAATGATGTGGTATATGTTATTTATTTCTCACAAGTAATCTAATAAATTAAAATCTCTACTTAATTATATATGGCTGACTATCCACCCCCGACACAGACACTACCTGATTTTAATCCAGCGGTATTTAGGACAAATGATACTCCGCTTACGATTGCGGAAGCGGAGAATTATTTTGTTTCGTTTCCTACCGCTCAAGGGGCGGTGAATCTTTCTAGTGCTAATATTTCTGGTGATTTAACTCTTTCAAACTCCTCTACTCGGGGGACAGTATATGGTTTTGAATCAACAAAACCGACAAGTGGAAACTCCATTCACAATACCGCATTTGGATACCAAGCGGGAAAGGGGTTGGTGAATACAACTGGAGGTGGAGGAAACACCGCATTTGGGGCGGTTGCTTTGGTTGATATAACTGGAGCATCAAATAACAATACGGCTATAGGACACAATGCTCTTGAGGCAGTTACGACTGGAGATGGGAACACACAGGTAGGTATGACTACTCTTGCTTTGGCTGGAAACTTAACCACCGCCAATAATAATACGCTGATAGGTCATCAGGCATCGGTGAGCGGAACTGGAATATCCACTTCCACTGCTATTGGATATAACGCACAGGCTTCAGCGTCAAACACAATTGTTTTAGGAACTGCGAGTGAGACAGTCCGCTTCAATAGTCTCAAACCACTAACTGATACGAGTGATATGACGATTGGAGCAGGAAGCACAGGAGATATAACATTCAATATTAGTGCTACAAACCCCTTGAGAATTGGGACAACAACTCCTATGGTTAATTTTCAGTCATCTTGGTATTTTCTTGGACCAGCAATAAATAAAACCCTACAAAATATGATTATCACCGAGTTTTTTTCTGCTGGTGCTGGTCTTACTAAAACATATTACAGGTCTCCTATTAATTTCATACCGAGATTTTTTACAGCAAGAATGGAGGATACAGGGACATTTACTGGGACTAATGTAAGCGTTCAATTTACAATATATAAAAATAATCTTCCTACGACTGGGATTCTTGGAGAAAGTTCGGTAATCACAATCACAGACACAAGTGATATATTGAGTGGGACTTTTAGTTCTCCTGTTTCTACAGATGGTAATAACGATGCTATATATATTGGATTGACACTTGACTATACAACTTTGACTGCCCTTAATAGAAACTTCTTTATAACTTTTTACGGACAGCAAACGCCGTAAATTAAAATCTCAACATTTAGTATATGTTGGAAGCACCGACCGACCAAGGATACACTATCTATTCCCGAAGCGGTTGCTGTAACTGCGACAAAGCCAAAAAAAAAGTAGAGGAAGGAAAGCGTCCTCTACTTTATATAAATTGTGATGATGAACTGATTGAGGATAGAGAGAGTTGTATAACAAGTCTAAAATTATATGCGGGTAAGACCATCACCCAGTTTCCCGTTATTTTTTTTGATGGAGAATATATTGGTAGTTGGAAGGAACTTCCACTCCATTTGAATAGTAACCCTGATTTTCTATCCTTTTAATATTATTATAGCCTGAATATATCCCAAAAGTAAAGAAATCCAACACAAGAGCAAAAAAATCAATTCTAAATCCATCTTTCTTCATATATGCTTATATAAGATTTTAATGTTGTTCTGGTCGTAAAAGGTGATGTTGTAAAACTCCTTTTCGTTCAATCTCTCAACCACCCGTTTCACCTCAAAATTAGTTTTACGATGAAACAGATATTCCTCCTTCGTCATAATTCCATCGTCCCATTCCTTCTTCATTCTCCGCTCCAATTCGGCAAAGCAATTTTCCACATCACTAACCCTATGAACGAGCATACTCAATAAATAGCAACACAAGTTACTCAACTCGGCAAAGTTCTTATGGAAGTCCCATACCTGATGAGGGAACTTGACAAGACCAAAAAAAACAAGTATCCTCTTTTGAAGGTTCTCGTCTAAATGACCCAAATCCATTTTTGTTTTCATATCTGCTTTTATATCCAAGTATGCCTCCAAAATTACAACCGCAACCGCAAAGTGCTTTCTTCCAATAATATCCTCCATTGTTTATACTAATAATCATATACACCCTTTAAGCCCTTTTAATAATCTCTTTAGTGTGAGCTACCGCCCCATCTCCAGACCCAGTGGTAGTCGCTCTCTTCTTCAAGCCCGTCCTCGTATCCCCAATCAACTTCATAATCAAAGCCGATGGAGTGACAGAACCCGTCTTCTTCCAAACAGCAAGAGGCAACTTCCCTCAAATTAACAATCTTTTTCAAGCGTTCGCTATCCTCTCTCGCAATACATTCATCAATCTCATTCTCAACCAATTCCTTCGCATCATCGTAATAATTCCCCATCACTTTATAGGTCGCTCGGCAAGTCGGGCATTTGTCAATATTTTTCTTACAATCCTCGCAAACAGGGTGACCGCATTGCGGGATAAACTTTTCTTCCAATTTCTCAAAACAAATAGGGCAAGTCTCGCATTCAAATACTTTTACCTCTCTCTCTTCCTCTTCTTCGTAATCATCGCTTTCCATCAAATGTTTTTCCCAATCCAAAATTGCTTCCCCGCAACATTGGTATAGAGCCGACTTGTTAATATAGCATAGGCTTTCCTGTATGTTTTCCTCAATCACATCTAACTCATTTTCCTTATTAATCAACTTAATCTCTCCATTTGTAACAATATCTCCCTTCTCTTCGCTTTTAGTAATTGTAACTTCCCAAGTGTCTTCATCAGGATACATATTCTCAACCCTTGTAATCCCCTCAGGATAGAATGTATAAGGATAGTTGCTGTTGTCGCCTATATAAGTCAAAAGCCCCCTTACGAATAGTTTTGCGGTTCTGTGATGACAACCAGTCTCCTCTTCATACAAGTCCTTTACATCTTGGAAACTCTCAATCTTCATCTCCAATGCCTTTGATAAAAGGACTTCCCTAAATCTCCTGCTGGAGAAGGGGCGGACTCTCGCCTTTTTCCTTTCAAGACTTTCGGTAAGAGAATACTTGAAAATGTAGGAACTCATAAACATCTGGTGCGGGGAAGACATTTCTAGTGAAATACGCTGTGAAATTACTATTAGGGAGATTACGAAATCTCAAATCAATTTTTTAGGAGTTGCCTATTGTTGCTATCCTGTTATCCTGTAAAATGAAATCAATTTTTTTTCTATCTCAATTTTTTTGTTACACTAAAAATCAATCATTTTTGACATAAGTGTCAAGCATTCCAGCAGACGAACCCATATCGGTCATCGTCTCGTCTATCTGCTTCTTCTTCGCAATCGTATCCCCGAACTTGTCTGTCAAGTAAGTATGCCTCAACTGATTAACCCCGACCTTCTTCTCTCCAAAGATTTTATTGAGACGCTGGTTCAGTTTGACAGAAGAGAGTTTCCCCATATTAGCATCAAAGAGAAGGTAATCGGTCGGGTTGATTTTAATCCACTTGGCTAGAATGTTCTTCAATTGGACGGGGATAGGGACTTCCTGTTTTCCATATGTCTTTGCCGTCTTGTAAGAATTAAATACGAACTTCTTTCCATCTATGTAATTATCCTTTTCCTTATCTATATTTTTAATCTTGAAGTCACAAAAATCCTTGCTTCGGCGGGGGCTTATGTAGCAACCACCGAGCAGACACATAATAATAAAGTTTTGGATTTGCTGTAGGTCGCTCGGGGTAATCTGTTTCTTCTTATATATGAGGTCAGCGTTCTTCTTCAACTCATCGCATACCTCCTTGACCTCGTTTGCCTCAACCCAAGATGCTTCCTGTGCGGGGGTCTTCTCTTGCTTGTTAATATCCTTGTTATAGTTCTTGACATCTTCAGCCATCAAATCCCGATATTGCTTCTTATCGGTAATTATTACTAAAGAACTTAAAATAGTTTTACGGCGGTTGGGAGGCATATCCTTCAAAAAGGCAAGAACCTTCTCGGTATCGTCAAACTTCCCAAAATCAACATCGCTCTCTCCAAAGACCTTTTTATAGAGGTTCTTTAGAATGGAGGCGTAAGTGGTTATGCTTGACTTGCTTAAAGTAGAACGCTTGGCGGAAATGTAATCTTTAATCTTATCCATTATATTATACTCAAAGATTTTAATTTAGCAATTAATTATGAAATAATCGTTTAGACGATTTTTAATATAAAGAGACATTATATAGTAGGGTATAATGTATAGCAGGGTTTATAGCAAAACGAACGATGTAACTATGGGATTGAGTAATGAAGCAAAGGTTTATAACAAACTGAAGAGTATCCTTTGCCCGAAGTATGGAGAGAAGGATATAATCAAAACCACCGACAAGTATGCTAAATGGGATTGGACGGGAGACATTAATGGAACTCATTTTGAAATGAAGTCCCGAAGGAATATGAAGATGACCTACCCGACAACTCTCTTGCCCGTTCATAAGGTAATGAAGATAGATGAGAAGCAAGTATTCGTTTTTCATTTTACCGACAAGACTTGTTATTTGGAATATGACCCAGAGGTATTCAAGACATTCAAGCAGAGGACAGGACAGACATATAGAGATGGGGTTGCTGACCCTCCGCAACTCCAATATGAAATCCCTGTTGCCCTCCTGATAGATTTAGAAGATGTTACTTTGTAATCTCATATAAATAAAATATGAGATTATATGTAAATGGTTGAAGTTCTCTTTTTAGTCGTTCTTTACAAGATGATAAAAAAATAAAATCTCCTTCTACTATATAATGTCAGTGTATCACCCTGCTTTAAGAAGTTCTATTCCCACAACCTTATCGGCTCAAATGCCGAGGTCATTTGTGAGGGCTGATAGGTTTCCTTCGTCAAGGGTATCTGGAAATGGAATGGGTGTAGATATGGGAGATTATTCGGGTATGGAGGGAGAAGGGATTTTAGATGACATAAGAAATGCTTTCAAGCCGAAAAATATCGCAAAGGCGTTTGACCCAGTCAAGAAGTTTGCCGACAAGACTGGTGTTACAAAGTTTGTTACAAAGACGCTTCCAAAGACCCTTATTGAAAAGGGCGTTCCTATGGCTGCGGAGTTTGTCGGTTCAAAGTTCGGTGTTGGGAAACAGGCAAGGGCTTTAGGAGAGAGGGGAGCAAAGGAGTTGAAGAAGGTGTCTGGTCTTGGACTGAAGAAGGGTAGTCCCGAGATGAAAGCCCATATGGCTAAATTGAGGGCTATGCGTAAGAAGAAATAATATCTGTATATGATATAAGATATGAAAGGCGGAAAGTTATCAGCACCAGAACTAAAAGGTTTGCTTGATGCGTCATATGACTCAAAGGTGAAGAAGGTTGGTGATTTTGAAAAGGATAAGAAGTTGTCATCAAGCACCAGTAAGGTATATCGTAATCCTATTACGGGTCAAGTTGTAGTGGCTCATAGAGGAACGGCTGGTTTTACAGATTGGGGAAACAATGCCCTATATGCTTTGGGTGGAAAAGAAGCATACAAACTAACGCCCCGTTACAAAGAAGCGGAGAAAGTCCAGCGTAGGGCGGAGAAGAAATATGGTGCGGAGAATGTAACCACAATCGGTCATTCACAAGGTGGGTTACAGAGTGAGTTGTTAGGTGGAAGGAGTAAAGAAATTATTACTCTCAACAAGGCAACACTACCCTTTGAGAGTAACAAGAATAAGAACCAGTATGATATACGCAGTGAGAGAGATGTCGTATCTGGGCTTAATCCCTTCGCAAAGAAATCAAAAAGAGATGTGAATATAAAAGCGGAGTCTTACAATCCTCTAACGGAACACAGCGGAGATGTATTGAATAGGTTGGGTAAAAAACGAATGATAGGTAAAGGACCGAAGAAAGCCTCACCTAAAAAAAATGATGAAATGGAGTTTTATGGTTCATTTGGTAAAGACGATGGAACTGGAGTTCTTGATAGATTAGTTCCTCCAGTTGAACGAGAAATAAGAGGTCAAATAGAATTACATTATGACGGAACACCAGCAGGATATTTCAGGGTTAGAGCATTAAAAGAACAATTATTTCGTATGCTTGTTAAAAATGGTCTTAAAGGGGAAGAAGAATATTATGATTTTATGGATACATTCTATCCAGAGCCAGATATGGGAACTCCGCAAGACAAACTAAAACTAAAAGGACCGAATAAGAAAGAGACACCGCAATCATCAGCAAAAAGTGATAAATCATCTATGTCTTATGGTAGTGAAGGAGACCAGTTTAATTTGGAAGAGGAGTTTGGCGGAAGTGGATTAAGGGGTAGAAAGAAAGTGTATTTGAAGGGGTTTGGTAGAATGAGAGGCGGTGCTTCTAGAGGAAGGCAACCTCCAAGACAACCGAGAGAAGAAGAAGACCCTCCATCTCCAGAACCACCACCTACCCTACGCAGAAAAATCCTTAATAGATTAGAAGAAATAAGATTAAAGTTTGAAAGAGACGAAGGGTCTGTTACTTTTACGCCAGAAGAGAGGGCTATATTAGAAGAGGAGCGTAATAGGCTAACCACAATTCTTTCAAGAATGAGAGGAGGAGTTGTTCCTGCTACTCCACAAAAAGGGGAAGTGGATAGATATGAACCTGATGATGTGGCTGTGGCTGAACCCCCTAATATTAATATATATACTAGATTATTAGATGACTTCCAGATTAATATGGAAGATACTAGAGCATTATATCAAACCTATATTGATGAGTTAGATGAGTTAGATTATGATGATAGAGTTATTAATAACATACAAACAAAACATAGATATTTTGAAATTACTTTTAATCAATTAGTAGATATGGTTAATAATATTCAAACTATTCCATTTTTAAGATTAGCACTTCAATATCTAAACGAATACGATAACAAAGAACTCCCATTTGTAACTCTTCAAGATTGGAGAGATGGAGCATTGTTTAGATGAAAGTTAAGATTATAACAAGAATTATATGAATATTTATCTTAATAATCATATAATACAATAAAAAAGATGATAAAGACTTAATAAAATTAATTTTATTAAGTCTTTATATATGAAAATACAATAAAAAATGATTATTTATCTTAATATTTGTTTAATGTATCTATTTTTGTGTTATAATATTAACTTTCGGTTAATAGCAGTTGTAATCCCAGCAATCCCAGCCACCAGTCTTATCAATAAACCAATATCCATATTCAACCGATGCCTTTCCCATCTTCTCGGTCTTGAAAGCATACATTTCATTCAACTCTCCATCGCTCAATTGAAGCAATCCAACAATACTCAATTTATTCTCCTCAAACTTTTTAATCATATATTCATTATCAAAGCATTCGCTCTCAATAATATCGTCCTTAATCTTCTGGACGAATTGGTTGATGATGGTGGCGGTATTCATTCTCTTTTATTCTTTCTTTTCCCTATTGTTGTTCTCCTACTTTAATTCAATTTTTTCAATCAATTTTTTCAATTCATTTTTTTTTTCTAATGGGGGATATTATCTTTTTTTTCAATAAATATTGTTGTTAAAGGTAGGACATAATCTCCCCAATAACATCTTCGCAAAGGTTCGTCTCCTCCAGCAAAGACCCTACGCCGACCCCAATGTTGTCGTATTTATTAATTTCAACTATTTTTTGGTTCAGCGTAGCCATTGAACCATATCCTCTATCATAATATAATTCGTCAAAATGTATTCTTTTATGCTCTCCACTTGTAACTTTCAGTCCTGTTGGTTTTTGGTTCTTCTTTTTCTTATTTTTCATTACTTCTTCGGTCTCAATCCTTGTTCTATAACAAATACCCAATCGGCTCTCGGTGTGTCCTTGCGTCCATATTTCTTGATATATTTTTTCAATATTTTTCTTTGAAATATTTCCATATCTCTTCGCTTTGATTTTATCATATTGCGTCTCCAATAAGTCTTGGGTAATGATGAATGCTTGTATGGTAGTCATTTTAATTGTTGCTTGTTGCTTGTTATTGCCCTATTACTCTTTGATGTTGTTGAAATCAATTTTTTCAATTCATTTTTTTATTTTAAAGGTAGGACATAATCTCCCCAATAACATCTTCGCAAAGCGGAGTTCCATTCCATAAAGCCCCCATCGCTTCATATCTAGCCATCTCCGCAATCCTCTTGTTCCAATCATTCTTCCTCTCTCTCCTTCTAATGAAGTAGGAGGGGTCGGCATCATATGTGAAACTGCTTCTCTTCCTCTGCTTCGGCTTATCCTCCTTCCTTCTCCCAAGAACGATGTTCCTTTCTTTCAAGATGAGGGAAATCTGTTCTTTGTAGTTACTCATTCCGCTATTTATGTTATTTTTCTTCTTTAGGTTGTATAGAATTATAGTGGATTTGAAAGAATGGTTTTGGCAGAAGAGGTCAGCCTTCTCATCATCGTTCAAGACCCTCTTCAAAATCCTTCCGTCCTTGACTTCCGCCATCAGGGTCTTCATCTGGGTCTTGGTAATAGCACTCATCTCTTATCGCTTATCGGCTGTTTATTGCCTATTGTATTTTATCTTAAAAACAATTCAATTTTTTTTTCAATTCAATTTTTTCAGTTCGTTTCTTTAAATATTTCCTTCACTCGGGCAGGAACAACTTGATAAGCATTACACTCATCACAGCACCTTCCTTCTTCCTTCAAAGGGGCAGGGTTGTTTCCAAACCCGTATTTCTGTTTTTTACAAAGGCAACACTTGTAGGGCTTATATCTCTTTGATGTTTCCTTCGCCTTTGCTTTTTGTTGCTTCATATACGCAATACTCAATTCCTGCTGGTGTTCGCACATCGCCTTCATATCAATATTCTCCATCTTTATACTATAATTCATATACAACCTTTAAATGATTTCAATTTTATTTTATCCAGACATATACAAACTCCTTGTATTTCTCTCCAGCGGTTCTTTTTGTCTTTGGAAGTGGAAGAAAATATTTTGGTCTCCCAAGCATTTTTACCAATACCCGCTTATAAACTTCCTCTGGGACATTCAAACAGAAATGTCCGCCTTTCTTCAAGTGCGTCCAAGTCTTATCAAACAGCGGTTTATAAAATTGTTCGTCCCAATCATCTTTGGATTTCGCAACAGACCCCTTATAGATTTCAACATTGTAATAAGGCGGAGATGTGAATACCATATCATAATTAATCTTGCTGTAATCCACCTTGAGAGCATCTATAAAGCGGACATCAATATTTGTTTTTGTAATTGGTTTCAGTTCGGCAATCATCTTCTTATAGGGCTGTTCCAAATCCTTATTCAAATCAAATCCTGTGTAGTAAGGGACATCAAGAATACAAGCACCTAACAATCTTCCACCCCAACCCATAGTTGGGTCTAATATGTGGGTAGGTTTAAACTTACAATAGACATTCATAGAAAATGTCGGTCTAAATAGATTTACAGAACCCATATATAATCTAAATATACCCCACCAAATCTTTATCAGTGGATAGGACGGCTCGGTGTCTTTGTAATATTTTATCATTTTCTGTATGTAACCCTTTTTCATATATTCACTCTTTTTCTCCCAAAAGTCGTAAAAGCTCATTCCCTTTTTAGATTTCGTATCTAATCGGGCTACCAGAGTAAAGAAATCCAAAAAATCTCCCCCTTGTTTTGAAAGTGGTTTCACTTTCTTTATATTGGAACAATTTATCTCACCTAACTTACTCAAGTCAGTCATCGCATCTTCCTTTGTAATCGGGCGAAGTTGCTGGACGATTTTCTGCTTCTCTGCTTGTGAAAATCCCCCTCCCTCAATTAGTTTTTTTGCTTATAAGCCAATATAAGTTCAACACCACTATCACCAAGTGGTTTTGTTCTGTATTCAGTGAAACCCATCTTTTCAACTTCAGCAGGGTCAATTTGTCTAAAACGCAACATATCTTTCGTCTTATCAACTTTCACTACTTTATGGTTGTTCTCCTTCAACCATTTCTTCGCTTTACTAACAGAGAACATATCCTTCTTGAAAATAACACTCTGGACTAAATAACTTTCGTTCTTGGTTTTACTTTTACCCTTCATACCAGAACCACCAACATCTTTATCATATCCTCCCATAGTTCTCATTTCAGCCTTCTCTCTCCTTCTCTCTTCAAGAATTGCCTCTTCAGCAACCCTAGCCCTTTCCCTTTCTCTTTCCCTTTCTCCAAAATCGGCAAATGAATATGGCTCTTTAACCTCATTTACATTCATCGTTACATTATCACCTTCATTACCAACTATTTCTGCTATAGTTGGTTTATAAATCATACTCTTTGCTTTTTCCACAAATGTAGGCTTCCTAACCAAACTTTTTTTAATTTCGCTCACTGGAAAATACGCTTCTCTAAAGTTTCTATACTCACTTGGTGTTAGTTCAAAAAGTTCTCTATTCTGTGGATTTAAAAGTAAAATCTTGGACTCTACAAAACTTAATTCTTTTTCTAGATTTTCAATATCAGCCCTCAACCTACTTTTCCTATCCTTCTTCATCTGTATAAAACCTGTATCAATATCCCCAAAAGTTAAAGACCTATTAAAAGCCAAATCACTATAAATAGTATCTATCTCTTTTTGTTTTTTCTTAATCTGCTCCTCAATCTTTCTTATATCATTATCAAGTATAGGTTTATAAAATAAATACAATTCATCTAGCATTTCTTCAGGAATAGCCATTTGTGGTTCTTCCCTTTCAGTAACTTCTTCAAAGTTCAAATCTATTGGAACTTCTGGAACACCATCATCTTCCCCCCCCTGTAATACTGATGCTGTAATAGGTCTTTCAATAACTTCAACAGGGGCGGTAGGAATAGCAGGTGCTATTTTAGCACTTTTAGAACCCTTTCCCTTCATACCAGCCCCACTCGGCTTTGCGGTTGATTCCTTCGCAACACCCGCATCATTTACCCTCTGCTTCAGTTTTCTCAATTCCGTTATCAATTGCTCCCTCCTCTCTGGAAGAATATCACTTGACATTAGTGCCTCCTCAATAGCATCAATTAGGCTTTGGTTAATACTAAATGAAGTGTCAATTGGAGGCGGTAAGGGCGGACGAGGCGGACGAGGCGGTGGAGGACCAGAAGGACCAGAAGTATTACTACTGACAGCAGAGCCGCCAGAAGCACAACTCCCCATTCCACTTCCCTTCTTCGCAGTTAGTTCCATAAGACCCATAAACACTTCGGTCTGGTTATCAGCCATTTCATTAACATCATCTTTTCCAGAACGATAGGGTTCTCCTAAAAGAGTTAATAGATAAAGTCTATCTTCCTGTGTAATTTCCCCCTTCTTAAGAGCCTTCTCTACCTCATTAGCAATAACATAACGATTTTTATTTAGTTGCTCTCTAACTTCTTCAGTATCCTTCAGTTTAGATGGACGAGGAATAAGCGGTTTCTTTTCACTGCCTTCCTCTTTGCTTCCACTAACTCCACTACCTCTCTTTGCCCTTATACTCGCCATATAATCTTTCGCTTCTTGAGAACCCTTTGGAAATCTAGGCATTATATATATACTACCAGAGAATATTAATTGATAAATTATTAGGAGAATACTGATTGTCTCTCCAATCGCCCTTTATGTTAAATGCCCGTTTTCTGTATCTATCTCTTCGTATAGGGTCTTTATGTTTTGTAAAATCTTCATAACCCATTTGACCGAAGTGTATCCACTTATGTTTATTCCCATCATAAACCATAAACTTCTTATCCTTCCTTGTAGATGGCTGGACTTGTTTTCCTAAATATCGCTTTGCCTTTTTCTGGACTTCTTCAATATCGCTATATGAACTTAAGAATGGTTTGGTTTCCATATATAATAGGGGAATATTATATATAATTAGTGGTTACTTTCTTCGCTAGATGTATCAACAAACAAATCGCTTGATGCTGATGGAGGTATAGATGGAGTTATTGGAGGTGTCGGTTGGTCTATTTCCATCAGTTTATCTTCTATCCTTTTCTTTAATGTTATGGAAGTTTCTATTAATTTTATGTATCTGGTATAACTCTCATTCAAGAACTCTTTGGGACTTGATACTCGGTTATCTGGTGATAAACTTAACCATTTGTAAATATCGCAAGATAGAATGTAAAACTCTTTGCTTCCTATTAATTCTACTTCTAATTGTTTAGTAATTTGATAAAACATTTCTATTGAGCCGATTACCCCGACTATCAGTGACAAGAACATATTTATAAGAGAAATGTATGTCTGCCCTAAAAATCCCTGTAAAGACACCGCACCGACAGAATTGAGGGCGGAGATGACGATGATGGGAATGCGGTAGAACTTCAATCTCCCTTTAAGTGTGAGGTAACGCTTTCGGTGGTAGTTTGCTAACAAATTGCTATTCTGTCTAATTTTATCTAATACCCCCTCTATATCGTTAGAAATTAAAATTGGACGCATACATTAGGGGGAGATTTTTAAACAAACTTTGGGAGGTTGAAATCTCCCTTAATCTTCTGTTTCAGTTGGATTTGCTTCTTTGCTTCTTTAGGGTCTATTTCAAAAGCGGTCAGCGGGGTCTTGGAGGAAACTCTCTTAAATGGTCTATAAACAGGATAATCCTTTCCTCCAATATCTCCCCAATCTTCTTTAAACCACCGCTTCAAGTCCTTCGGTTTATTATCGTCTTTGTAAGTCCCGCCCATTTGTTTATAAGTCTTTACAATCCAACCCGATTTGTAAGCACTTGGTTTTCCGTATATATTATCTGCTTTTCGTTTCACACTCTCATAGAGTTTTGGGTCTTCCACTATAGGCATATACATTATACCGAGATTTTAAAGAATAGCCTCCAACTTGGATTTCACAAGTCCAATGAGGTATGCGTCATCAGCCCCCCAACCAAGATACTCATCGCCTTCAACAATAACCTCCTTGTAGTCAATAAATCGTTTCTCGCCACTCTCACAATCCAAATGGACGGCAAGTCTAACACTCTCTCCTAAAGAAAGACTTAAAACCCGAATACGAACAGACAATACTTTAATAACTCGGGAGAGAGGAACATCTAAAACAACTCGGGACATATCAACTGGAACATCGGGAACAACTTTAAGGACGATTTCTTCGCTCATTATATATTAACATTAGATTTTATTTATGCCGACAGGGATTTTCATCATATCAGCCCCATCGCCACTTACAATCTCTTCAGGGTTCGTCATCACATCAATCGCCTTACGCAACTTCGGGTCTTTCGGTTGGAAGAAATGTTTAAGGATATACTCATTCTTCTTGAAATCCACACTCTTATTCAAGTCATCAAACATCTCTAAAAAGCGTCCCGTATCAATGTAAATGTCTCCCGACTTGAGCGGACCATTAATCCAATGAAGAAAAGCACAGCAATACCAACCACAAGCGTCATTCATAAGTGACTGAATATCCTTCTCGCAATAAGGCAACTTCTGTCCGCAAGTTCGCTCAACAACCTTTTTAACCATCTCGGGCGGAGGCATACCATATGAGTCAAAGTAAATCGGCTCAATCTTACCATTCTTATACTTATTCACTTGGAAGCAAGTCCAGTGAGTTCCAACATTCGGTTTATCATCAGGACCAATTTCATTCTCTAAATTAATCACATAGCCAGTGTTGTATTTGATTTTGTAAGGTAGTTCGTCCTTGAAACATATTTGCTCTAAAGGAAACCCCATCTTCTTACTCAACTCTTCAATTTGGAAATCTGTG